CGTGAGCGTCTTGCTATCGACCTCGCCGCCCGTGAACGAGACGACCGGGATCTTGGAACTAGCCATTCTCGCGGCGCCCATTGCTGTAGCGCGTATCGAACCGGCCTACCTGCCAGCGCGAGGGAGGATCAGGCAGGCGCGGGTTCTGCTGTGCGTCCCAGTTCTTCGCCGCCCGCATCGTCCGGATCGTCTCGCCCTTGATGCGATCCAGCCGCGTCTCGTCGCCATTCGTGACCGGGGCCACGGCAGATGCCAGTTCCGCCGACAGGGCGTCAGCAAACACCTGCGGCCATGAGCCTTCCTGTGTCAGCCAGTCGCCCGAAATGTACTTGAGCCAGGTCGTGTCCGAGTTGGTCAGGATGCGCCCGCCCCGATCCTCGTAAGACAGGCTCGAATAGCGAGCGTCCATATTCCCCGCATCGTTGGCGACACGGACAATCCGCCAGCATTTGTTCGGCTTCAGGAAACCATACGCCCAGCCGTCCGGCGTCGGTTCGGACGCCGTAAGCTGGACGGTCGTGGTGCAGAAGTTCCACGGGTGCTTTTCGAACAGCAGCCGGCACTTCTCATCGTACCGATTGCGGATGCGAACGACCCACGTATCCTCTGACGTGGTCGGCGTCAGGCTTTCAGGCTCGCCCAGATGGTTGAGCGCAGCGTTGATGACACCGCCCTTCGAGGCCATGACTATTCAGCCACTTGCTCGGCGGGGCTTTCGGCCTGCTTAGGCTGTCGGCCAGGTTTGCGGCGCACGGTGACAGCAGCGACGCTATCGACTGCGGCAGCTTCCGCGGCGCGCTGTTGCTTGTGGCCTGCGAGCTGGAACACCTTGATCGCAGCTTCTTCGCGCGTCGAGAAATCGCCCTGAATGGCGTTGCCCTGATAGAATACTGTGTGCTTGCCCGTGTGGCCCAGATACTTGATCTCGTATCCGGCAGGCAGGTCGTCCACTTCGAAATGGTCGAGGAAGCGCTTGCGGGTCACGATCATGTTGAGCCCGGCTGGAATGGCGCGGACGAGAAGCTCGCCCCACCAAGACATATCCTCGGACTGCACCTCGATCACATCGCCCACGCGGATCCTGCCAGCGTGGAAGCCGAAATACTCAGGCCGCAGCACGTCCTCGGCGTTGTGGCCGTCTGGAATCATCGCAAGCCAGTAGCCGCGATGGGCATTGTCGCGGTCCATGACGAGCGCCTTGCTCGGGCAGCGAACGGGATCGTGGGACATTGTCTCTCCGTTGAAGGAAATACGCGGGAGCCGAAGCCCCCGCGCATCAGTTGTCGTTCGGTTAGGTGTTCGTCACGACCACTGCCGTGCCGTCCGTGAGGTCGGCGGCGCCCGCGGTCGAGATGCCGAGGACGTTGTGCAGCGTCACGCCAACGAGGACGTTCGCCGTAGCAGCCGCCGTCAGCTTTTCAGCCTGCGTTGCCGGGATCGCCGTGGTCCAGCGACGGACGACGACGATGTCGCCCTTCTCCATGCCACGCGGGTTCGCTGCCGGTTGGGCGGCGTCCGAGATGTAGCCGATCGCATAGACCGTCGCGATGGCGTCCACGGTGTCGTAGAGCCACATATTGAAGCCGACCGTGCCGCCAGCGCGAAGGATGCAGGTCAGGTCTTTGGAAATATAAGCCATGTGAGTGTTCTCCTGAACCTGGGCTTAAGCGAGAGCGGCGGTGTCGTTGTGGACGATTTTGATCACGCCACGCGGAAGAGTGACCGCGCACGCGTGCATCGCTTCGAAACGGACGCCGGCGTAATCGTCTTCATCGTTCTCGAACAGGATCGCCTGCGGCTCGCCCGAAAGCATGTGGCCGATGGAGTTCTTGTGGAAGATGAAGTTGTTCGACGTGGCAGTGCCGTTGCCGGTGAGGCCCGTGTGGGTGAACCAGTTGACGCCCATCCAGTTGCGGACCTTGAAGCCGATCGAGTTGTCATCGACAGGCTTGACCTCGGTGAAGTCGCGGCTCTTGAACTCGTTGATGCGGAGCATCTGAGCCCAGAAGGCCGGGGTGACGACGCCGTAGACGTTGCCGTCATCCGGCACGTCCTTGTTCCACAGGACCAGCGTTGCGCGCTGGATCACCGCAAGGGTCGAGGCCGTGACCGTGCCGTCCGGGTGGACGACCGAGGTGGCATCGAGCGTGGTCAGGATCAGCTTGTCGATCGCCTTGTTGATGGACGAGCGACCGCGCATGTTCATCGCAGACCGGGTATTCTGGTTGGCGCGGAACAGGTCGAAGTTGTCGATCTGGTACTTCTTCTGCGGCTTGCGCAGGGTCGCCGTGACCTGAGACAGTCCGAGATCCGACTTCGGAACGCGGCCATCGCGGGTCTTTTCAATCGCTTCGTCGCTCGGATCGACAACGTCGAACTTCACAGTCTCGCCGTTGACGACACCCTTGGAGTGAACGGCGACACGCATCTTCGCCATTGTACGTTCGAAGTCATAGGCAAACTCGTCCTGGAACATCGTCCGGAACTGAGCAGTGATTTGGTTGACCATAGGTCTTTCCCATCATGTTTCTGTTTTCATGGTGGGCGATGCCGGACAACGTCATGGGTAGGCCGCAGGATGCGGGGCCATGTCGTTTCCTTGATGAAGCACGGGGCCAGCCGTAGCCGGGTAAGCCGTGGAACGTCGCAGCAAGCCGATCGCCGGAAAGGCTCCTGCCGCGTTCTATCTCTGGTTGGACCGGAGAGCCTGGCGCTTGGCGTAGAGCTGCTCGAGTTCGCCGCCCGCAGAGGACAGCTTGTCGTACTCACGCTTCTGCTCAGACGAACCATGACGGTACGCCTGTATTTCCTTGATGCGGTCGTCCACCGACTTGGGATCGCCCGCCATTGTCATCGTGGCCGAGAACACGGGATCGACAGCCAGCGCACGTCCCGCCGTCGCCATCGCCCGCATGAATGCCTTGTTGTCGCCCAGCAGCGCGCCGTCCTCACCGCGCCAGTTGAGAATGTCCTCGACCTGGTCTGAGCCGAACAGCGCGCCCACAGCAGCGTTCGCGAAGTCCATGTTCAGCTTGTACTCGGTTCCCCACGACTGCTTCAGTTCCTTCTCGGTCGCGACGCGCGTCATCTCCTCAGTCGCCAACTGGTTGGCAACTTCAGCCTCTTTCAGCGCGACATACGCCTTGTGGACAGACTTCACCGTCTCAGGGGACGCAGCCATGCCGCCTTCCGCGTGGAACAGCTCAGTGATCGTCTTGAGGTTGGCCTTGTCGCTGTCGTCGAGCGTCATGCCGGCGGGGAGGATTTCCTTGAGGTCGATCTTGTAACCATCCGCCTTCTCAGGCACGCCCAGCACCTTGGCGAATGCCTTGCGGTCGTCGTCGCTCGCATCCTTGCCCGGCAGCTTGATCCGGCCACTGTCACGCAGCGCCTTCTGGTTGTCCTCGAACGCCTTGTGCAGCGTCTTCAGGTCGGGGAAGCGCTCCAGGCCCTTCAGCGCCTTGTCATCATCGCCGGCAATCGCCTTGCGCCAGTCGAAGTCGCTCGTCGGTTCAGCCGCAGGGGTAGCCTCTGCCTTCGGTGCAGCGGGTTCCGCAGCCTTGGCGGGCGCCGCGGCAGCAGCGGGGGCGGCAACAGCAGGCTTATCGACAACCGGGGCGTCAATTACAGCAGCTTCACTCATCTGTCGGTTTCTCTCCGAATTGGTGGGGTACGCCATACCCCGTCAGCATTCCAACGGTGCGGCCCAGCCAGCGCGCTCCGTCCATCTTGCCGACCTGGCGCTCGCTCGCGTCGTCCTCGGCAATGTCGTCCATCCCGGCAAGCCGGAAGATCGTCTTCAGGGCCAGCTTCTGCTGCGCATCGCTCGCCTCGCCACGCGCAAGGGCGGCAAAGGCCGACGATACGGGCTTGGGCAGTTCGATCTGTGCGCCGTTCAGACGGGTGAGGCTCATCAGGTTGTGACCGCTTGCAGCGCGGCGTCGCTTAGGGCGGTGTTGAACATGGCGACGGCCTGTATGTAGCCGTTGAGCTGCAATGCGAAGCTTGGGTTCGCACCGAATATCAATCGGTTAGGCGTTGCGGGGACCGTTATTGCGCCGGTTGCGGTTCCCGCTACGCCATCGCGCGCATAGTTGGCGCTGGCGGTTGACGCGCGAACGGCGAACTTTGTCGTGGTGTTTGCTGTCAGGGCGGGAGACGTGTTCACGGCCAACTGGTTCACGCCGCCAGCGGTGACTATTGGCTGCACAAGGTTGGTCGTGTTGTTGATGAGCAGCGTGTATCGCTCGGTCGCGGTGCCGTTGTCCAGGTTGATCGCCGCTGTGTTGGTCGCGTAAGTCTCGATCGTGCGGTTGAACCGCACGTATACCGACAGGGGGTAAGCTACGCCCGGCGACGTTATAGACGCGCTCTCAGCGTCACGTTGAACGCTTGCGCCTGTCGTGGGTATCCAGCTTGACGCAGACGATCCCGCTTCAAGCTGCACGTTCGTGATTGAGCCAGAGACTGTCAGGGTCAGTGTGCCAGCAGTCGGCGTGAATGTGAGGGTGACGCGGTTGTTTACGCCCGTCCCGACGAGCGGGCCTGCCGTTGATGTCCCCGTCAGGGTCAGTGTGCCGGTTCCCCGGAAGCTGAGTGTATAAGCGACAGCCGCGACGGTAATGCTTTGAGTGACGCCGACCGCGCTGTTGAGAAACAGGTTTATTCTAGTCTCTTCGATCAGCACGCCCTTGTCAGTGCGGCGTAGCTCTCCGGAGGCAAACTGCACGATGTTGCCTGCAAGGTCTTCCGCCGACCCGACCGTGGCGCGCGTGAAGCTCCATCCAGGCGTGCTGGTGACGGGGCCAACGTCCGCGCCGTTGAACAGCGCGCGGTTGGTGGTGAAGTCCCAATAATGCAGCGGCTGGATGCCGCCGAGTTGAGAGATGGCGGAACTAAGAAATCTCCGCTGGCCCAACACAGAAACCTTCGCGATGCCCGCACCAAGCCCAATCATGCTAATACAGCGCGACCATGTTGGTGGCCGTCGTCGCCGTTGAGTTGACCCGGTTAATACGGATGGGAAGGGTTGTGCCGGTAGGGACGTTCTTGAATACGATAGCCGTACCCGTTCCGGTCATCTGCACTGACACATCGCCGCCGACGCCCACGTAAAGCGCGCGGCTCACAGCGTTGAGCGTCGTCGAGTCGCTCGGCGTCACCACCTCGGCGTTGCGCGCCGGGTGATCCATCGTGCCATCGCCACTATTGTCTGTCGCAGGCATCAGGCAGCTCCCTCATACGCTTGTTGCGCCATCTTGATATTCTCCGGATTGGCCTTGGCCGCTGTCTGCGCCACCATCGCCGCAGTCTCAGCCTCTTCGGCTTCCTGCGTGGCCTTCGCGCGCTCCTCGCGCATGATCGCGACATCCTTCTCAGGGCGCGTCCATTTGGGCGGCAGGTTGGCCTGGCCGTCTCGGATGATCTGATCCACGTTGATGTTGTCCGCAGCCGGATCCTGCATCTGCCTCAGAAGCATGTACTGCTCGATCGCGTCCTTGCCCTCGATGCGGCGAAGGTCGTTGAACGCCTCGGTCAGCGCAGTCTGGAACTCATACCGGAACTCAGCGCCCTGTATCTCCTGCGGCGCCGGCGTGAACACGCCCCAGGGCTCTGCCGGACCCTTTGCGTTCAACATCAGGTCGAACACGCCTTCCATCATCAGCGAGTATTCGCTTTCGATGGGCTCGAACACGGGCGCCGCATCCCGAAGCGCAATCTTGAACCGCTGCGTGAACTCGCCCAGCGTCATCTCACGCTCGGGGACGACAAGCAGGTCCATGAAGAAGGCAATCGCCGCTTCCTGGTTCTTGCGGTCGATATACTCCACCGCGTACCGCGGCTCGCCTACCTCGAGCGTCTGGATCGGGTTCTTGCCGTCCTTCAGGTATTCCGTGTCGATATAGGTGACGCCGTCCGAGTCGAGCCTGATCTCGCCCATGATACCATCGTCAGGGGCCACGCGCGGAGGCGCGACCTTCATCTCGATGCCCTTGAGGAGCGATGCCTCGGCAATGTTCAGCGTCCGGCCATCCGCCAGAGCAACCGATGCAGCAGGGCTCCAGGCATAGGGCTGGCCCGGCACAAGCTCCCAGCGCCGCACCGAGTACGGGAACACGTCGAAATAGCCTTCGGTGATCCCGCACTCCTTGGCGTCTACGCCCATTGCAATGTAGATCGAGGCGTACTTCGCTGTCTTGCGCGGCTTCTCGCCCTCGCCGTACTCGTAGACATCGATCGGCATCACACAGCGCCGGACCTCGACCTTCATCTGGCCGTTCGTGGCGTTGCGG